GGTGGAGTCATTGGTCAGTATGTTGATATGGAAGGCGGAATTAAGAATGAAGCCGACCTAGTAACAAGATACAGAACAATGGCACTCGTTCCAGAATGTGATAGTGCGATAGAGGATATTGTTAATGAATCATTAGCATCTAATGACTTAGACAGTCCTGTATCTATCAACTTAGATAGAGTTGATAAGATACCAGAAGGCACTAAAAAGAAAGTTCGTGAAGAATTTGAAGAAGTACTTACATTATTAGGATTCCGGGATTTATCCCATGACATATACAGAAAATGGTATGTTGATGGAAGGCTTTATTATCATAAAATGGTTGATAAGAAAGCTCCGAAGAAAGGAATTCAAGGTCTACGCCCTATTGACCCACAGAAGATCAGAAAGATCAGAGAGGTCAAAAAAGAAAAAGACGAGAAAACAGGCGTTGAAATAGTTGAAGATATATTAGAATATTATATTTACAACGATGCAGGATTTGATAAGTCAGGTAATAATACTGGCCAGACTGTTAGAATCCATAATGATGCTGTAACTCATGTAACTTCCGGGTTACTTGATTACAATAAAACAGTAGTAGTTGGTTATTTACACAAGGCTTTAAAACCTGTGAATCAACTAAGAATGTTAGAAGATGCACTTGTTATCTATAGGATATCAAGAGCACCTGAAAGAAGAATCTTCTACATTGATGTAGGTAACTTACCTAAAGCGAGAGCTGAACAGTATTTGAAAGAAGTTCAGACTAATTATCGTAATAAGTTAGTGTATAACGCTGACACAGGTGAAGTTAAAGATGACAGAAAGCATATGAATATGCTGGAAGATTTCTGGTTACCTAGACGAGAAGGTGGAAGAGGAACTCAGATTGAAACACTACCAGGTGGAACCAATCTAGGTGAAATTGAAGATATTTTATATTTTCAAAAGAAATTGTACAAGTCTCTTAATGTACCAATTTCTAGATTAGAGACAGAAACAGCGTTCGCTATTGGTAGAGCGACTGAGATTTCAAGAGATGAGGTCAAGTTTTCACGATTTGTTGATAGACTTAGACTAAAATTCTCTAGATTATTTGATGATATTTTAAGAACTCAACTGTTATTAAAGAATGTTATAACAGAAGATGATTGGAAACACATGAAAGAGTATGTTTCATACGATTTCCAAAAAGACAATCATTTTACAGAACTTAAAGAAGCGGAGATATTGAGAGAAAGAATCAATACTCTAGAACAAATGGATCAATTTGTAGGCAAATATTATTCAGAAGAATGGATAAGAAAGAATGTTCTTAGACAATCTGAAACAGAAATCAAGTCTATTGACAAAGAGATTAAATCTCAAGGTGCGGTCGGACTTGGACCTGATGATGATATGCCAGATCCAGCAGAATGGTAAGAGGAATAAATTATGGTAGATAAAAATAAAGCAAGAGAGTTTGTTGACCAAGTATCCGGTGGTGATAATATCGCTGCAGGTGAAACTTTTAAAGGTTTAATGAAAGACAAACAACTTGATGCAATTGATTTGAAAAGAGTTGAAACACAAATTGATTGGTTAAATAGCCAAGAAAAAAAATCAGAGGGATAAAATGGACTACTCACGGAGTTGGACTCAACCTGGACAAGGATACGATTTAAAAGAAAGGGTTAATATGAACCTGAAACCCGACAATCCTAAAGATAAAGTAGGTGATGCGGTGAATCGAAGAACAGAGTATTCGCATATCTATGTATCTGGACTTCCTACAGCCGATATGAAAAGTTTAGTAAAAGAATTTGGAAGCATTGTAGATACAAAATGGTTAAAGAAAGATGTTTGGGGTACTGTTGGTAAAAATAGAAATGATGTAGTTATAAAAGGTAGAGAAGTTCATATTACTAATGGAAAATTAGGACATCTTGGTGGTTCACAAGCTGATGTAGCAATGGTTCAAAAACAAATTGCGAGATGGATAGAATCCGGAATGGATAAAGGTCTATCTATTAAAATCGGTTCAGTATTACATTCACAGAGATAAACAGAGATAAAGATATGAGTTGGACAACACCAGGACAAGGTTATTTAAAAATGTGGAACGAAGCAGGTGACTTACAAGAAGCTGTAACTATTGAATGGGCTCAAACTAATAATGATAATCCACAAAGATTTGAAACAGAATATAAAGCTCAAAAAATCACTTTAGAATGGTTTAAGGGCAATTCTATGAAGAAAGGTGGTACAATGCATATTAAGGGTAATGGAGCACCAGCAAAAGAAGTTGCGCAACTAGTAGCTAAACATTTCGCAGGTCAAAGAATTATTACACTTAATGGTAGAGTTTTTTCTACGAAAGTAGCAGGTTTCAATGACAGATCACCTGACGATTATACAACATATCGACCAGGTTGGAAAAAGAATTGGACATTCACAGCATGAAGTCATTTAAAGAACTAAGAACACAGTTAGATGAAATTAATTTCAAAGTTGATGCTAAGAAATTAGAGCTTAAAAGAATTAAGATTAAAAATACAGAAGTATTTTATCATGCTGAAAAGAAAGGTTCTAAAAAAATTAGAGTTTGGGTTAAGCCTAAATCGTCTAAAGAACCAGAAGAACTTGGTGTTTTTAAAGATATGAGAACTGCAGAAGCGTCTGCAACACAATTTGTTAAACTTATGGGTGAAGATATTGAAGAAGGTCTTAATGTTCGTAAAAAAATCATTGAACAGTCGAAAATAGATGATATGATTAAAGAGGTTAATTTCTTAGGTGAAAAAAGAGATTTTCCACAAGCACAAATAGATCAAATAGCACAATTAACTGATAGAAATCAACATAACGATTCAGTTAAGATGTTGGCTCAAATGCTAGGAAGAAAGCCAGAAGCTAAAATAATGGATCATATAGCAGCAATTCATAAGATTGAAGGGCATATGTACCCAAGTTTGATAACATATCGAACAGATGTAATGAAAAAACTATTGAAACTAGCAGACAGAATGTTTAACAATGCCAAAGAAATAAACAAGGCATTTTAAAGGGAAAGACAAATGAAACTAATATCAGAACAATGGTGTGATAATATAGATTACCTAATAGAACAAGACCCTAAAACAGGTAAAGAATCTGTTTTTATTGAAGGTATTATGTTACAAACCGAAGTAAAAAACAAAAACGGTCGCATATATCCAAAAGAGATAATGCAAAAAGAAGTTAAAAGATATACTAAAGAGTATATTAACGAAAAAAGGGCCTATGGAGAGCTAGGGCATCCAGAAGGACCAACTATTAATTTAGAAAGAACATCTCATTTAATACAATCATTAAAAGAGGACGGCAATAATTTTGTCGGAAAAGCAAAGATTTTATCTACTCCTATGGGAGAAATTGTCAAGAATTTACTAGCCGATGGTGCTAGACTTGGTGTTTCTAGTAGGGGTATGGGATCATTAAAAGCATCATCTGAAAAAGGTGGTGTTCAAATGGTTCAATCAGATTTTCAGTTAGCAACAGCAGCTGATATCGTAGCAGATCCTTCTGCTCCTGACGCGTTCGTAAACGGCGTAATGGAAGGAGTTGAGTGGATTTGGGATAATGGTGTCATAAAAGCACAGAAAATTGAAGAATATAAACATTCAATTAGACGGGTGAAGACACATAAACTTCAAGAAACGAAATTAAAAGTATTTAGATCGTTCCTTGAAAACTTGTAATGTATAAATAATCAGTAATATTAAAATTAATATTAATTTTATAGTTTATGTAAGGGGATAATCTAATGTCGAAGTTAGAAGATACAATAGAAGCAGTAATTTCAGAAGCCGCGGCCGAGCCAAAAGCTAAGAAAGCTGATTCTAGTCCAGACAAAGATGCACAAGTAAAATCAACCGACGCAGCTGACAAAGCTGGCGACGCTACTAGTAAAGCGAAAGCTCCTGGTGGTGAACCCAAAGCCGAGAAAGGTGATGAAGTTGACGATATGGAAAAGCTAAAAGATAAATCAACTGAAAAAGGTAAAGCAGTAAATCAAGAAGAAATTCAAGATGATTCTGATACTCCTTCTTTAGAAGAAATGTCTAAAGCCGATCTATTAAAATCTGCAGTAGCATCTATGAAAGAAATGGACCTTAAATCACTTAAAACAGCAGCAGCTAGTTTAAGTGAAGAAGACGAAGATGGTGAAGACGAAGAAAAATCAGAATCACTAAGTCGAAATGCCTTAATTCGTAAGGTAGTAGAGTCTCTTAAAGATAAATCCATCAAAGAAGTCCAATCATTTGTTAAAGGTCTTTCTGAAACAGGAAAAGATGATGAAGAAGAAGATGAACAAAAAGAATCTAAATCATCTAAATCCGAAGCAGAAGATGATGATGAAATGGATGATGAAGATGAAATGGAAGCAAAAAAAGAATCTTATGAAGTCGATATGACTGATGACATAGAAGCTTTAGTTGCTGACGAAGATTTATCCGAAGAATTCAAAACAAAAGCCAGAACAATTTTTGAAGCAGCTGTTGCATCAAAAGTTAAGGAAGAGATTACTAAAATAGAAGAACAGTATCAAACTGATGCTGAAGAATCTATTGAAGAAATCAAAAAAGATTTGACTGAAAAAGTTGATTCTTATCTTAACTATGTTGCAGAAAGTTGGGTTTCAGATAATGAACTAGCTATCGAGCGCGGTTTGAAAACCGAACTCACCGAAGATTTCATAAATGGTTTGAAAAAACTATTTGAGGAACATTACGTTGAAGTACCAGAAGACAAGTTTGATGTAGTTGAAGAACTAGCAGGCAGACTTGACACTCAAGAAGATAAATTGAATGAAGAAGTAGCACAAAATATTTCTTTATCTCAAGATATCGAAGAACTTAAACGTGAAAAAATTATCAGAGAGGCCTCAATAGACCTAGCTGATAGTGAACAAGAGAAGTTAAAAGAACTCACCGAAGAAGTTGATTTCGAAAATGATGAAAAATTCCAAGAGAAGGTTTCAACATTAAAGGAAGCATACTTCAAAAGTGAAAAGCTTGAAGCTGTCTCTGACGATACCACTGTGGCCTCCAGCGATACAGATCCATTAAGTACTGATAAAGTACAAGATGCAAATCCAAGTATGTCTGGTTATACTGCCGCAATAAGTAAATTTGCTAAGTTAGATGATTAGTTTAGCAAAAACAAGGGGGATATAAACAATGTTTATGTCAGAATCACTTCAAGAAAAGTGGCAACCAGTTTTAGAGCATCCAGACATCCCAAAGATCGAAGATAGCTATAAAAGAGCGGTTACGTCAGTTATTCTTGAAAACCAAGAACGTGCAATGAAAGAAGAGCAGGGTGCAATCACAGAAGCGCTTGGTGCTGGTACTGGTACTGTAGTAGGTACTGGAGCAACAGCAACAGCAGCTAACTGGGATCCAATTCTAATTTCACTAGTTCGTAGAGCAATGCCCAACTTGGTAGCATATGATATATGTGGTGTACAACCAATGACTGGTCCAACAGGTCTAATCTTCGCAATGAAG